TCATGAGTTGATGTCCCCTCGCCTCGCCCACGGTGATGACGGAGACGCCACGGATAACGGCGGCGGCGGGATCAATCTCCCCGGAGAGGAGGGCGAGGTCGGTCTTGGTCATGACAGTCGCGGGCTGTCAAAAAAGGTGGAGGCGGGGGGATTGAACCCCCGTGCCAGTGGCCGCAGCCACGGTCGAAGCAATCGCCCCCGTTAAAGTTTAGCCTTCGTCATCGTCGGCAGCGTCCATTTGCGCGACGCGGGCGGCAGCCCATGAAGCCCCGGCGTCGCCACCCCACAAGGCCCATGCGATGCGACCGGCGGAGGGATAGCCTTCGTCGCCGGGTTTGTAGCCTTGGCCCTGCTTGTTGATCTCGTGACGAGAGAAAAAGCTGTGCATCCGGCGCACGGTCTCGACGGAAAGATTTGCGCGGTTGGAAATGTCTCGAGCGCGGGCGACGCCAATCATCGTGCCGCCGCGATTGTGTTCTTCGCGCCAGGTCAGTCCGCGTTTGGCTTCGAGGGCCATGGCGGCAGTGGGCTTGAAGTTGATGTGTGCGTATTTGGCAGGGATGGCGAAGTGCGTCTGCGAAAGTTCCTGCTCGGGGGCGGCGGTCACGGGTGTCTCGACGGGCGCGCGGTTCGGATCGGTGGCGACGCTTTCAACGCCGCTGCTGATTTCGGCGGGTGTGACTTGCAGTTCTTCCGCGACCTCGCGGATGTAGGCGGCTTCTTTGGCGCGTTGGCGGATGCTGGCTTGCCAATCGTGGCCGGCCTCGCCGTAAAGTTCGGCAGCGGTCGCCAATCCCATGCGCCAGAGCTCGATGTCGGCGCGGGCATCGCGGCCGGCGTCGATGCTGACGCTGCCGGGCCATTGCCATTGACCGCGCGCTACCTCGGGGCGATTGGGCAAAAGTCGCTTGGCGGCGGCGTCCATGAGGGCGAAGCGGACGATTTTGTTGAGGAATTGGGCTTCGAGTTGGGCGCGCCAGAAATCGAAGGTGCGCTCGGCTTGGCGGAGGTCTTTGCGGGACTCGGGACCGGCGCTGGGGCGGTCGAGGATGACGCGAGCCGAGGTGCCGAGGGCGCGGCACATGCGGTTTTCCAAGTATTGCACGAAGTTGGCGAAGGCTTGCGCGGGGCGGTCGCCTGACTTGAATACTTCCATGGACTCGCCGGTGTTGAGGTAGTTGATGCGGCCGGGCTCGAGGGCGGTGAGCTTGGTCTCGTTGCCGAATTGGTCTTTGTCGCCGCGTAGGACGCTGGCCATTTCTTCATCGGCGCCGTATTCGGTTTTTACGACTCCGGCTTGGGAGCTGGCCCAGCGGGCGGCGAGTTTTTCGTATTCGATCAAATCCATGACGTCTTGCGCGTCGTCCAAGATCGGGGCCAAGACGGAGCGGCCGCGATATTCGTCGAGGCGCGTGGGGATGAATACGTGACAAAAATTTTCGGCGGCGACCTCGGAGAAGTCGAGGTAGCGCCCGCTGCGGTCGCGCTCGTATATGCGATAGCTGACGGGGCGGCCTAAGGCGTCGAGGGTGACGCCGCCGACGTGACGCGGCTCGTTCTGGTCGAGCTCGAGGTCGCGCCCGATGCGGTCGGCGGTAATGGGCTGCAAGCGGAGATCGGAACCCTCGCGCGCGACGATGACGCCGCAGTCGCCGTCGACGATAACGGCGCGAAGGATCATCTGCGTGAGGGAAAGAAGGCTGTGACGGCCGGTGATGTCGCACTCTTGAAACCATGCTCGAAGGTAAGTCTCGACGTCTTGGTCGAGGGCGGTGTCGCCGGTGCGGGCTTGGTAGCTGAGACTCCCGGCGATGTGGACGATGAAATGAGTGAGGATGGCGCGGATGGTGGAAAAGTTGTCGTCCAGGTCGCGCGCGCGGTTCATGAGGCGGATGCGCTCGACGGTGCCGCCGATCTGCTCGGCAGGCATGTTTTGCCGGGCTTGCGGACGCTGGCGGGTGATCTTGGCCGCGTCGAAGCGGGAGAAGGCGGTGAGCTTTTGCCGAGCGATGTGACGGCGTAAGGCGGCTTGCGGGCTGAAGAGCGCGACGGTCTGGTCGAGGAGGTTCATGGGAGCTTAGGAGCGCACGCCGGAAAAGCTTGCGAGGACGGTGCGACGGCGACGTCCGGCGGCACGATCGAGGGCGGCGGTGATGTCGCCGAGGGTGTTGCGCATCTCGGTGAGGTTGGCGCGGGAGAGCGAGCGCCCGCCGATAGAATACGAAACGCCGTTGGTGGCGACGGCTTTGATGGCGGCCACGTATTCCTCGCGCAACTCTTCAAGAGTGGCGAGGGGTAATCCGTAAAAATCGCTGCGGGCCATGCTTGTTTGGGTCTGTCAAAGGCCGAGCAGTCGAATGAGCACGGCGGCGACGGCTTCCATCGACCAGACAAAGCCGATGCTGGCGAAGAGCATGAGCACGTAGGGAAAGGCGCTGTTGTTCATAGGCCGAACTCGGTTTTGAGTTGCATGGCGAGTTTGGCCAGACGCTCGAACTCGTAGAGGAAGTCGCGCGCGGCATCGCGGTGCCACTCGGAGGGCAAGCGGTAGTTGCTCTTGAAGGTGAGGACGAAGGGCGGTCGCTCTTTGTCCCCTTCCCCGGTCTCGGCTTTGGGCTCGGGCGGGGGCAAGATGCCAGTGGCGATGTAGGCATCGGTCAGGCCTTTGATGTTCGGGTTGGAAAGCAAATCCGTCACGCGTGACGCTTTTGCCAGCTTCATCCATCGCTGGACGGTGCGGATGCCGCGCTCGCCGGCATGCGCTTCCATCCATGCCTCAAACTCGCCGTGCGGGATGATTTCCTTGGCGCGGTTGGCGACGTGACCGGCGTTGATGGCGTGGCGGATGGCCAGCTCGGCGGTGCCTTGCGCGAGGGCGGCGGCGTGATCGGCAGCGTCGGCGCAGCGTTTTAGTTCAGTCCCGCAAATGTCTGCATCAACGAGGATTTCAAGGTCGAGAGACGGTTGTATGAGTTGGATGTCGGTTGTTTGCATAGTTTGGATTTTTTATCTTGGTGAACGCGCAAGGCTCGCTCGCGGTATGATTCGCGCGCGGTGTCAGATTTCATGTGGCGGGCGGTGTTGAGCCCGAGTTCGTCGACGATGCCGACGCAGACTTTGGAAACGGCCGCGCGGGTGACGTCGTATTTTTTCGCAATGAGGGTCTGCGATTCGGGCTTGCGGTTGATGACGGCGAGGTAGCACTCGGCTTTCATCGCCGTTTTGCGGTCGTGGGAGTTTTGCAAGGCCTGGAGCAATCGGATGGCGGCCTCGTCGCCGAAGGTGCGGGAGCTGTGACCGCCGCCTTCTTGCTGCTCGTAGTCGCTCCAAAATTCACGGAAGACGGCAAGCGACCACGCCATGACGTCTTCGCGGTGCGCGTCGAGTGACGACGGCAGGGCGACACGCGGGCGGGCGTCGAGGAAGACGTCCTCGGCGGTGTCGTGCGGCAACTCGGGGCCGCAGCAGGATTCGTGAAATTCGGCGGGGTCGTTAAATGGCGAGACGTGGTTCATCACGTCCTTTGGCCGCGCCGCGTGGTGGTGTCATAGTGTGCATGGTAGGGGTGCGGGGAAAGTCGTCAAGCGGAGGGTCCGTCGCTTTTTGGCGTGAGGACTTTCGCCAGAAGCGCGGCGACGACTTGCATTTTTTCGCAGTCGCGAAGGTGGTTGTCTTTGCCTTTGGGGACGACCCATTTGTAGGAGACGGCTCCGGTGGCGGCATTGCGGATGCGCTTTTTCACGGTGCTGGCCATGTGCTGATGCCAGTCGACAGGGAAGTCGCGGGGGAACTCCCAGCGGGTCGGCTCGGCGCGTCGCAGGGCGGCGAGGATGTCTTCACACGTGGGGGCGCTGAATTTGATGAGCGGACAGGCGCGGCGGGCGAGTGTGCCGGTGTCCCAGCGACCACCGCCGGCGGGGTCGCCGCGTTCGGGCTTGGCGTAGGCGCGCTGGGTGCGGCGTCCGTTTTCGCTCCAGGTGAAACTTTCGTTGTCGCTTCCTCGCAATGCGACCCAGCCAAAGCGGCAGCACGCGAAATAGACTTCGCGGGAGGCGAAGGCGCTATCGACAAACACGCACGGCGGGCGGATCTCGTTTTCTTCGCGGATGCGTTCGAGGTCGTCCCATGTCTCGACGCGGCCGGCCCAGCGGCCACGTGAGCGTCCGTCTTTAGCCCAATCTCGAATGACGACCCAGAAGTGCCGACCTCCGGCGTCTTGCACGTCGACGGTCATGGCACTGAACTCGGCCTCGTCCCAGCGGTCGCCCATCAAGTAGTCGCTGGCGGCGCGCGGCGTCTCGTCTTCTTTCTCGGCGTTGTCTTCCCATGGTTCGGCGAGAGCGCCGTTCACAAAGTCTTGCAGGCCGACGAGGCTTTGTTTGTCTTGCAAGAATTTGACGGCAAGCTCGCCGAAGTTGCAGCTGCGCCACGGGGCGTAAAGGGAATTGAGATGATAGCTGCGGGTGCTCGGGCTGGCGTGCGGATTGGTCGCTCGCCATTCGCCTTCGCGCAACATCTTGGTCTTGTGTCCGTTGTTGATGTGTCCCTTGCAGTGCGGGCACTCGTAATAAGCGGACGCGCGCACGGCGTCTTCATTCCATTTGCCGTCTTCGGTGCGGGCGGATTCGTCCCATTTGACTTGCCCCCAGATGAGTTGCTGTTTTTCCCCGCAGTGCGGGCACGGGACAAAGTAATATCGCTGGTCGCCTTGGAGGAAGGCTTGCCAGATTTCGCCTTCTTGCGTGGTGGGTGTGCTGGTCTTGACGCGAAGCGCATTGGTGAATGACTTGGTGCGGTTCTCGGCCAAGGCGACGGCCCCGGCTTCTTTGCTCGATGGTTCGGCAAATTTGTCGGTCTCGTCCATGATGAGCAGGCCGATGGGACGGGACGCCAAGTTGGCCGGGGAGTTGGAACCGACGAAGTTCACCGTGCAATCGCGGAATTGCTGTTCGAGGGTTTTGTAGCGGTGATGGTTGTCGGGCTTGAGGGCGGCGAGCTTGCGGCAATCATCGACCATCGGCTGCCAGCGGTTTTCGGAGAATGAGCGGACGAAGTTTTCGTTGGGCGCGACCCATAGCGTCGGCGTCGGGTTATTCACCATGCGCCACGCCATGCCGATTAAAAGCGCGGTGGATTTGGCGGTCTGTGTGCCGAAGCAAAGGGTGACATCGCTGACGCGCGGGTCGGCAAAGCAGTTCAGCGGCTCGCGGATGTAGGGCGTGAGCAGCGTGGAATACGGCCCCGGTGTCTCGGTCTGGCGGCGGGTGAGGACAATCTCGTCCTCGGCCCATTGCCAGACCTCGCGGGTGTCCACGGGGGCGAAGACGTCGCGGAGGCTGCGCTCAAGTTGGGCGGTAAGAGTCATGCGAAAAGTTTTTCCTTTTCACTCTTCGAGCTTCTCCTGATTTAATTCCAGCGAGACGGTAGTGCTCTTTGCTGCGAGCCTTAGCTTTGCCTGTTCCAGCTTTGCCACCTTTTTTTCCAAGCGCGGCAGCCGCTTTAGATATTGCGTCACTCATGCTCGAAGCATAGCTGTTTTTGCAGCTTCGACAAATCCTTGTTGTTTTAGGTTTTTACTCCACTGACGCGCAAATTGCTCAAGTTCTCTCTTGAGCTTCGGCAACATTAAAGACCGCCCTTGATCGTCTTTGAAATAAACCTCTTGTTCAACGTGCAAGTAATCATTTCGAAAGTAATATGGATACCACTCGCCGTTGTTTGATATTTCAAAGCACATTTCAGGATCGCGCATAAGATCGCCATTTTGCTCCCCGTAGTGGCAAACGCTTACAGCGGAAAACCCGTGCGGACCTTCTCCAATACTCTCAATAACAAGAGGCATGAACGGGTCGTTGTTAATTTTGCAATAGGACGGATTGCCAAGATTTTGTAGGATTTTTTGAATGGTTTTCATTTTTTAATCCTTCACTATTTTGCAATCGCCACGATCGATTTTCCGCAGGAATTGTAAACTTCAATGCCAATGAACCTTTCATCTTCGTATGGATTAAAATAATCACGGGAGTGACCAACCAGCCAAAGACCGCGAAGCCCGAGAGTATTTTTATGACTAAATTGATCGTCGTCTTGTTGTGCTGGATTAAATCCTCCGTGACGGCTTTCGATGCAGTCTGTCATCCCATCAAATGAGCTTTTTTGATTAACAAAAAGCGAGGCGGCGTTTTTGCGGACGAATGATTTGAAGGTCGCCAGTGTGATTTTTTTATGCGCAGAGAAAGTTTCTGCGCCCGTTGTGGTTTGTTTTATGTTTTTCACGCATATAATTAAAGACAAGCGCTTGTCTTTGTAAAGCGTTATTTTGCAGATTTTCGCCATTTCTCGTCCAAGATTTTTGGCACTGCGCAACGCCAGTTGATTTTGTGATGCAGTCGAGGATTAACTGGCCCCATTGGACGAATTGTCGTGCAGCTTGGAGCATACATGACTGTGTAAAACGATTTCACATAAGTGCCGCTGTCTAAATAGGCGTCGGACATTCCGCCCGCATTTGTTTGCGTCTGTTTCTGGTTAAGCGAAAGCTGGTTCAGTGTTAGGAAAATGTTGCCGCGAGCGCCTTTGCTTACATAGGTATTCACGTCCTCGTTAAGTCTGGACAGGAAACGAAACGGCCTATCCGTGAGACAAAAGAAACTGTTCATGACCTTGCGTTTGGTTTTTATCGCTTGAGCCAATCCGCTGCCTTCGCCGCCGATGAAGTCGCCTTGTTGCGCATAAGCCACGCACAAAACTTGCGGAGCATCGCGCAAAAAATCCACGGTTGCCTGAAATAGCTGATCGAGATTTTTTTTGATTAACCAATCACCATATTGTCCGCGAGCGCTGAACTTGTAGCGGAAGTCGGTATAGTCATCG